GTCGCTATCGAACGACCTGGAGGCCACGAGCTACAGCAGCATCAGGCAGGGCGCGCTAGAGGAGCGGGACCAGTACCGATCCGAGCAGTGTTTTGTGCTGGACCACTTCATTCGGCCGGTCTTTGAGCGCTGGCTTGCGTCCGCCATGGAAATGGAGACCTTCGGCATACCGCTGCGCCAATACGACAAGTTCCGCGATGCCGCCGAGTTCCGAGGCCGCGCGTGGAGCTGGGTTGATCCGCAGAAGGAGATGAACGCGGCTCTGATGGGCTTGAAATCCGGCGTGCTGAGCCTGCAAGACGTGGCGTCCAACTACGGCAAGGACGTAGAGGAGCTGCTGAGCCAGATTGCCCGCGACAAGACGTTGATGGAGCAATTCGGCGTTCGCTACGCCTTGGAGCCCTACGCAGCGACGTTCGCACCGGTTGAACCTGACGTGAGCGAGCCAGAGGAGAGCGAGCTAGACCGCGCCCTCGCGCGTGCGTTGGGGGCCACCCTTGAGCCCTAAGCGCATACTCGCTCTGCTGCTTTCGCGCTTAGACGCCGAGAGAGCCGAGCGCGACGGCGTGGCCGCAGACCTGTCCGCCCGCATCGACGAGGTTGCGGGCTTCAAGGCCGTGCCGGGGGACAAGGGCGAAGCTGGCGAGCAAGGCGAGAGGGGGCTGAAGGGCGAGCAGGGCGAGCAGGGCGAGCAAGGTGCCCAAGGTCCGCAGGGCGAGCGCGGCCCGAAGGGCGACACCGGCCCGCAGGGCGAGAAGGGCGATCTTGGCCCGCGCGGAGAGCAAGGCGAGCCCGGTCCTCGCGGCGAGAAAGGCGACACCGGCTCGACAGGCTTGCCCGGCAGCAAGGGCCGGGACGGCAAGGACGGACGGATGGGCCGGATGCCACGGCACCGCGTCCGAGATGGCGCGATCCAGTTCGAGATGCGCCCGAATGAGTACGGCGAGCCTCTTCCGTTCCAGCAAATTAATCAGTACTACAGCGGCGGCGCAAGCCTCCTACAATGGATTGACTACACCACAAGGTTTTCTGACACTCCAACGCTATTGCAGACCATCGCGGACGGGGACGTGTATGAGTACACGTACCGAAACGGCACTCTGTACCGGCTGGTCCCGTCAGGCTCGGCCGTGGATAGCTTTTATAGGAATTTTTCTGACGGCGACCTTAGCGGCCTAGTCGCCGAGAAGCACGCCAGCATCTAGGCCTAGCGAGGATTAACTATGGCGCTTATTACGGACCCCGACGACCTTAACCAAGGCACCGAAATCACAATTGACACGTCAGGCCAAACAATTGCGCTTGCTGTGGCTGGCAACTTGTCAAACGATGGGGTGACGGGTCAGGCGCTTTATTCGTTTCTCAAGGAGGAATGGAAAAACGACGCTTCATTGATCCCATACCCTTTCCCGATGGTGTCGATTACGCCGGAACAGTTCGAATTTATTCAAGATTGGGTGCCTGCGAATGATACGACGCGGAACTTAATTCGCACGGCAGGGTGGCGTGAAATCACGGCGGCGGATGCGGTTGAGCGCGAATATATGGGGATTATATCGCTTGGCAACATTGATGGGGCCGATACGCCGTATTTTGCATTTAGCAGTGACAGCGCCAAAACCGATTTTGACTTTGCAGGCACGATCAACCAAGCCATTCAAACCTTTGGCGATGCGTCAAACGGCAACTTTGACAAGCGGTCTGACACGCTGACGGTTTATATCCGAGCGCAGGGTAAAACCTACGGCTCTGCAACCTCGACCAGCATCGGCCTAACAGGTCTAAATTACATTGCGAACCGCTTTCCGCTTGCCGAGGCCGCAGACAGTAAGGTATCCGCTTCTGACGCCGCCATATCAACGACAGACCCTTACACGGGAATGTCCATAACATATGGCGCAACAACGCGAACCATTGGAGGAGTGAGCTACAACTTCGACGTGATTGTGGACGGCAACAGCGGCACTACACAGCAAATCTATGAGTTTGTGCAGTACAGCTTGCGGCAATCGTCAGACATTGACGACGGAGCCGGAACGCAAGTTGGCCAGCTTGCAGACAGTCTAATGAACTTTCAGGGCGACACGCTCAAGACGACAACGGGCGTTGCAATCGACGGCTTCCAAGCAAGCGACAGAAACAACCTGGTGTTTACGGACACGGGCGGCACAGAACGCACATTCCCATTCTTGGCAACAGGAACAATCAGCTTCAACGCAAACCTGGTAAACGACAGTGACGCGATTTACCGCATGTTCTTCACCAGCGGGTTCGGCACTGGTTCGGCAATCCTAGTTGACGACAACAGCGGCACAGACATCAGCGGGTCTGTCGGCGGCGCTTCAAGCGTTGCGTTCGATTTCGACTATGACGGTAACACGCAGGGCGGGCGCACGGCTGGCACTGACGCTGCCGTCACTGTGGTTGCAATCGGTCTTGACGGTGCGCAATATGTTTCCGCATCGGCCACTATTGCCCGCGCCACGGGGCAAAATATCTCGCTGGTTGCGCCGCTCGAACGTAACTACGACAACTCATAGGTAAAGCATGGCCGCAACAATCACCAGCACAAGCGAACGCATTACGATCAGCGGCACCTATAAGGCTTTCACGGGTGCGGCTGGAAGCACGTCAACTGTAATTCAGTTTGCGTCGGGAGACGCCCCCGCTTCTGGTGACGCGGAAAGGTTCTTGCTATGGAAAAGCGGCGCTAATACGGGCGATTGGGAAGTCCGGTTTATTGAAAGCGCCACGTCAACCACTGTGACGGTAACGGACGGCGGGTTTAGTTCTGCACCGGGTACGGGTGAAGACTTTGTTATATCTTCAAACCTTGATGACATAGACGCTGCGACTGCTGCTTCGGTTGTGCGCAAGCAAGGCAGAAGCTACCAAATGCGCAACCGTGATTTTGAACTCACGTCTGGTGCGTTTCTTGCTGATGTAAACGCCTCACTTAGTACAGAATCAACGCAAACAGGATCGGGTTTTATCAGCACTTATCCAGTTGCAGACGGTTGCGTTTTGCAGTTCGGGCGGCTAATTGGCGGGGAAGCAAACGATAGCACCGAGACAATAGGCGGTTGCCATATTATTTTTGAAGTTTCCAATAATACCCTAATTTTTACAAACCAAGGTTCTGCAAATAACGCTGGCCCTGTTTTGAATTTTTACGGATGCTTGATTGAAAGCTTTAGCAATGGCAACTCACCGTTCATTCGTGCACCGGGTCCGATGCGAATTGTTGGATGTGTTGCTGATGGTCCGATGGGCGGACGTCTGTATTCTGCGGCGTCAGAGCTTGTTGACACGCGGTTCAGTGGTAACACGTCGGGCGGTATTGCTTGGTCGCTTGGCGGCTCTTTTACCCGACCCATTGCTAATGCTTTTTTCTTCCAAGGAAACACTGCGATCAAGGCATTTGAGAGCTTCACGGGTACGTTTAGCAACACAACCTTTGCGAACTCAATGACCAACATCATTGACTCAGGCAGCGCAGCTTCAGGTTTGCTTTTTTCTTTCATTGACTGCACCACATTTGCAGATGCTGGCATCACGGCGGATAGAGGCCAATACGAGCAGCTAAAATCCATAAACTACACAGTGACAGATGCTAGTGGCACAGGTTTATCAGGCGTGAAGGTTGCCGTGTATGATACAGCGGGAGACGTTCAAGGCGGCGGCGTTCAGACAAGCTCAAGTGGCGATGTTTCGCAAATCAATGCCCGCTTCTTCCGTAAGGACCACGGAGCAACAGCGGTTAGCAAAGCACCGTTTAACATTCGCATCCGCAAGTATGGGTTTGTTTATTTGGGCTTTCAGAGTTCAGTTGCGGAGCCAATTAAGCAAGAGGTCAGGTTAGCCGAAAATCCTAACGTTGTGTTGAGCAAGTCGGCAGCAGCCGCACTCACCGGGATTGATATAAATTTCAACACAAGCACTTTGACAATAACGGAAGACCACGGCGTTCAAAATCTTTATGACTACTACCAAAGGCAGCTAGAATATGACGCTAAACTTTCGTTTCCGGAAAGTTGGGTAAGAACGGGCTCCGCTTTCGACATAGCGGATTGGGACGTTGTTGTCGATGGCTGCACATACACCGGGGACATCACGACCACTGGCACAATTACGTTGCTGAACAGCGGACTAATTATAGGAACATCGACAGATAGCGTTGGCACTACAACGGTTTCCACGCTTACGCTCACGGGTCTACAGCCTAACTCAGAGGTTCGCGTTTACAGCGCAGGTACTACAACAGAACTTGCCGGCGTAGAAAATAGCGCTGCGACATTCTCGGCAACCCTTGAGGCATCATCCGTCGACATAGTGATCCACTCCGTGGGTTACGAGTACCAAAAAATCGAGGGGGCCGACACCAGCGCAAATCTATCGCTGCCGATTCAGCAGCGCTTTGACCGCAACTATAGGAACCCGTAATGGCTGACGCGACATTCGACGGGGCCAATCTCCACATTACGCTTCCAAGCACCGGGAGCTTTGACACGCAGGCCAATATCTATGCGGCCTGGAAGGAATGGATAAGGCTGAGCGATAACGCAAAATACCCATTAGCGTTTGACACGACTGGCGGTGACAATGTTGGCGGCGGTCAAGAGGTTGCACCCTATTTTTTTTGCCGAAACGACTTAGGCTGGCGCATCAAGATGCCAAGCGCCAACGGCGAAATTATCGTGTCGGGTAATCTGTTTCCTAGAGACCCCAACACAGCATTATTTGAGCAGACATCCGGATACGACGCTTTTTTGCGCCTGGAGGTATCGACAAGGGCGGTGGTTATCGGCCTAGAGGGCTTGGACACAATCAATAGAGGTGTGCAGAAGGCATCGCTCCTCATCCCTCACACGGAGGACATTTAATGGCCGAGTACAAGGGCGACGAAATCAATACCACCCCGACCGACGCAATGGTCGCGGAGGCGAGGCGCGGGCTTGAGTGGCGCGAGGAGTACGGCAGAGGCGGAACGTCTGTCGGTGTAGCCAGGGCGCGCGACATTGCCAATCGGCGCGAACTCTCCATCGATACCGTCAAGCGCATGTCGAGCTTTTTCGCGCGTCACGAGGTCGACAAGCAGGCCGAGGGCTTCGATTCGGGCGAGGACGGCTACCCGAGCGCGGGCCGGATAGCGTGGGCGCTGTGGGGCGGCGATCCCGGTCAGGCATTCGCACGCCGGGTGATGCGTTCCGTCGATGCGGCGGACGATGGCGACCGTGCAGCCAGTGTTGATATACTCCCTCTATCAAATGGCGCAAATTCAGAGATTGCGGCTATGGAACAAGAACAACGGCATATCGTCGGCGTCGAGGAGACCGATGAGTCGGTGATCGTCGAGTACGCGAAGGCAGTCGAGGAGCCGGGTTCCGCCGAGGCGCTGGAGGCCGTCGAGGAGCCTGCCGACCGCGATGCCGGTGTCGAAGTGCTGCGCCGCTCCATGCGTATGGAAATGGAGACGGTAGCCGAGGACGACCGGCGCGTGCGTATGAGCATCAGCAGCGAGGCTCCGGTCGAGCGCGCTTACGGCATGGAGGTGCTCGACCACTCAGCCGAATCTATCGACTCCGACTTCCTTCGGTCAGGCACGGCACCGCTGCTGCTTGACCACGACCCCGAGCGACAAATCGGGGTCATCGAATCCGTTGACCTAGACGGCGATGCGCGGCGACTCCGCGCACAGGTGCGCTTCGGACGGGGCGCGCTGGCCGAGGAGGTCTATCGCGACGTGCTTGATGGTATCAGAGGGAATGTCTCCATCGGATACACGATCAAGCGAATGAAGCAGGAGGGCCGAGAGCATCGCGCGATGTCTTGGAGGCCTGTCGAGGCGAGCATTGTTTCTATCCCCGCAGACGTGACAGTCGGCGTGGGTCGAAGTGGGCAACCTCTAATTACCGTTGAATCCAACTCTCAGGAGGCTCAGACAATGAGCGAACAGGACATCGCGGCAATCGAGGCAGAAGCCCGCAAAGCCGCACAGAAATCCGCCGCGCAGATCGTGGAACTTGCTGCGCGCCACAACCGCACCGACCTCGGTCAGCGTGCCATCGCAGAGGGCCGCAGCATCGAAGAATTCCGCGGCGAACTCCTCGACGTGATCGGCTCCGAGCGTGCGCTCGAAGACCAAAGCGTCGGCATGAGCAAGGACGAGGTTCGTCGCTTCTCGCTGGTTCGCGCTGTTCACGCGCTGGCGAATCCGACCGACCGTCGTGCGCAAGAAGCCGCTGCATTCGAATTTGAATGCTCGCGCGCTGCTGCTGATCAGTACGGCACGGCTGCACAGGGCGTGATGCTCCCCGCAGAGGTCATGCGGAACTGGACGCGCGACCTCAACTCTTCGGACGAGGCTGCGCTCTTCACCGATGATTATCGCCCCGGCGACTTCATCGACGTGCTGCGCAATGCGTCTTCCGTCATGCAGGCGGGTGCTCGCACCCTGCCGGGCCTGTCGGGCGACCTGAAGATTCCGAGGAAGACTTCGGCAGCTTCTGCGGCGTGGATCAGCGCCGAGGGTGGCGATTCTTCTGAGTCGGAA